GAAAATGGACTTTCAACGCTCGAAAGCGAAAGAAAGACCAGAAAGGAAAAGGGCAAAAGCCCGTCGACAGCGCGGCACACAGCAACGCCGTTAAACCCCCAATAGGGCTAATTGCGTTGCGTGAATACAAAGTCAACCTCAAAGAGGAAAAACCTTTCTATTTCTCAAAGCCCTATAAAAGGGTTAATACGGCTTCAAACCCACCATGTCAGGGTCGTAGCCGCCGGAAGCGGCGACAACACCCGGCAAGATGAAAGTCGGAGGTCCGAGGTAATGCGCGAGCATACCGTCCTCACCAGCCGCGCGTGATATATACGTAATAGTAGTCACGCCTATGTTCTGCATGGTAATCATACCAACAGCAGGACCGATGAGGTTGTTGTTAGGCACCGTAAGCGGCGCCTGAATTTTTGCGACATTATCCAACTCAAAAGACCAATCGGAAGTAATGTCATTGGCGCCGTAGCGCACAATGTTTTGGTACGAAGGAAAGCGCACATGAAGAGCGCTATTGTCCGTGGCAATAACGCGAGGAGCGTTAGAGCCGGTACCTGTGTTGGGCGAGTTATCCGTAGGAACTGCACCATTGTTGGCAGGATTCATACTCGCAATCCAGACTACGCCTGCCGAATTCGCCGCGTTAATCGCGTACGCGTGGACCTCAGTGCTACCACGCGCATAGTTATAAGCGGAAGAAAAGTACGCCCCAAAACCAAAAGTCTCAGAAGGAAAACTAGTAGGTCCTGGAGTAAGAACTGACTGGACGGGCGAATACCACCAAGGATAAACGTTGCCGCCATAGGTTGCGCCAGCATAAGCACTGTCACTACGCCATTTCGGAATCATGATGAGCTGTTTCACTGAAGTAACACACTCACCAATGGTTAACTCACAGACATCAGTCGCAGTGGACGTAAGAACGCGACCAGACTGAGCAACAGGTGTGCCAGCTTGGCTAGCCGCAAAAATGGGACCGATTGGCACAGAAAGCTCAAAATCGGGACCACCACAAACCTCCACCATAAAGTCAATTGTGTCAGAAACCACACCGGTGGCTTGAACGTTGTCCAAAACGCTCATAGTCAAAGAGCCCATCAGCTCATTGAACCTCATATGTGGTACGTATGAGGAATACGGTACCTCAAACTCAAAGATAGAGGAATCACGAAGGTCGAAAATGGTGGAAAGGCCCGTAGGCTGAGGAGCGCTAGAAGCAAACTCCGGAGCCAAATAGGTAGGCAAAACAGGCGCGGAAGTAGTGCCTGTGATAGCCGTGTTTGATCCCAAGTTAGAATACGGAAAATAAGCAACAAGCATTCGACCGCCGTGGAGTTTAGTTTTGGAAAAAGTAAACCGAAACTTAAAACCACCGCGCCATAGCTTGAAGCAGGAGGAAGTAAAGAGCAAATGGGAAGGCAATATTCCGTTGTTGCCAGTAGCAGAGTACGCTGGCACTGGTACATTGCAAAAAGGCGGGTTAGCACGAGTGCGAAACCAAAAGTAAGAAGGACCCACCCCTGTCGCGTAGATAACTGTGCCAGTATTCCGAGCCGTTGAGATACTACCAACACAAATCTGCGCCCAACGAGAATTGATGAACGCAAGCGACATCTCATCGACTGCTGTACCGCCAAACTGAGCGTCTACAGACAAACTGTTGGACGCGAAAGGCGCGACCATAAGCGCCGTGCTCGGCACATCTACAACCTGCTCGTTAGCTGTAAGCAACTTTTGAGCCCGCATAGGTGGATCTTGCACAAGGGGCTTAGCAAAGCCATAAGAGCGGAGAACACCTGCTGACTTGTCAAGAAACCAAGCTGCGGGCGCGGTCAAACTGGCTAGAGAGGGGATTCCTTTCGCAATCCAACCTAAAGTGCGTGACGCAGAATGCAAAGTTGAACTGTATGGATAAGCGTCATTCTCAAACTCCTCCTTGATAGGCGACATCTTCCTGCCTGCCTGAGCCACAACAGTACTAGTGGCAAAGTGCGACGCACCAATAAGTTCCAAGTCCTCAAGATGGACAAGAAGCTTGTAAGTAGGCGCGTTTATGCCCACAACTACTGGAATGGGTAAAAGCAGGTTCAAGCCGAGTATGCCATAAGGTGGCGTGTTATTGCTACCAATAGGCATAAACTCGAACTCGTACAAGAAGGGAACGGTTAGCTGAGCCATGGTAGACTCAGCCAAATCAAGTCGAACGTGAGGAATGTTAGTGGATAGTGGGGAAAACTTGTTGCGTGGCATAGTAACGGTACTACCAGCAGTGGTACCATACTGCCAATTCAAACAAAGCAAACCCTGATGGAATGGAGTGGCTGCAACCTGCAGCGTGAACACTATTTTAAACTTGCACCCGTAAACGCCCAAAAGACGAGTAATGCCACCAGGGAACCATGTAGAAAAGATATTGGCGCTAGTGAACTCCCATTGATTAAAAAGGTTACGCACTGAGTTCGGCAAAGCGCCACTAGCTATAATACGTGGTCGGCGAAAATACTCCTTGAGGTCCTGCAACTCTGGTTGAGAGCGCACGACTTTACCGGGAGCATAATGCTTACCAAGCACTTCTGTGGACTCACACGCATCAGAAAGAAGCGTGGTAACTCCTGTAACAGTCTTTGTGTCACCCGTCATGTGAAGACCCTCCAAATTAGAACAAAGCTCCGTATCATCGCGGAGCATGCCAGCTGTGTCATTTGATTTGTTAATATCATTAGCGAGACGAATACTGTGCGGTGGTGCCTCTACCACTCACACAGCACAGCGCTTCTCTGGGTAAACGACCCTGAGTAGTAAGGCTAAAAAGCCACGTTTCCTGACCGCACCCTGTCCGTCATCAACTTCCCTGCGCTGTGAAGTATTTTTGTTATGATAACGCGTATTTGTAACGGTCTAATACCACGCATCGGCCCGTGAACGAACAAGAGCGCGGTATTCGGTATATGAGCATGGGCAAAGAGGCACAACGTCGCGAGACTCAAGGAGCCTATACACGCGGGGCGCCCACTTATCCCACACCTTTTCATCGTGCAAACTGAGCTCTTGTAGTGCAATCTCCAGCTCATCCTTGATGATATCGTCCTTCTTGCGCTTGTTCTTGCACCAATAAACGCAATAAAGGAAACTATCGAGCTCCAAGGGGCAAGACCAACCATCAAAACCTAACTCGAACGCTCGCTTAAGAAAGCTCACGTTATCAAGCACAGTCGTCTCGACCAGATCTGCATCCTTCTTGTCAGACGTGTAAACCAATCCGAACATGGATTTCATGGCGTCTGCCACAGTCACCTGGTTAAACATAGAAGCCGCCCACGTGTTAACGTTGTTAACGTTGTCATCGCCATACGTGACTGTAAAGACGTTAGTCCAAAAGCTCGTACGATCACCCGTGAGTCGAATGTAACAAGCCACCAGCGTCACAAGTGAGTACATGGAATTGCAGATGGTCGTGAAAGGATGGCCGCTGGGTAAAGACTTGTTCCACTGGTAGATGTGTCGGCGGTCACCCTGCGGGCCTCCAATGTGCCGTGAATGAACGAGGTCCAACCAAAGCACCTCACGCACCCTCGCATTGACAGGCCCGTCATCATACCACTTGTTAATGTACTTGAGCAACGCCATAAGAACTGGCTCCTGCTCACTTGCATCGAAACCTTTAAAATCGCCTGCGAAAACGTCACTACCCTTGCTCCTGAGCAGCTCAGCAAGCAAATCCCAATCCACGTAAGTGCAAATACCTGGGGCCATGCCAGACAGCGTGTGATTGTTCATCATTGCACTGGAAAAGGCACCAAAGTACATGCGCCACAAGATGGTGTAGTCCAAAGGCGCCGATGAAATCAAGCGCGTAGCGACGTCCTCAACCTTCTTTCTGGATCTAAGCTCGTCTTTGAGAAAATCGACAAACACATGTGCACAACGCTCTCCGCGCTGCGCACAAGCCTCCACAAACTCGACACGCTTGCGTAGCTCCTTCGCCTTAACTGTTGTGAGGTCATAGTCTTGCCCGTTGCCAAAAAAGCTCTTTTTCCCATCATTAACGTTAAAAATGTAAGGGAAACCTGCTGATGTACCACGGGGAATAGACCGGAACTTTTGTTGCGGTATGCCTAAAACAGCCTCCTCAAACGTGTATATCCTGCGCGAATAATCTTTTGTCGCTGCTGTCAAACGCGACATAGCGACGTGAACGGCTTGGTCTAACTCGGCTGGCACTTCAAGAAAGAGCGGACTTGAGTAATTCTTAACCGCATTCTCCATTGGATCAACCAGCACACCATTACGGAAAACAGGAGCCAACGGAGCGGGCAGGTACTCGTACTCTCCAAAGGTACCATACAGCTCCGTGGGAAAGTAAGATGTACGAACCGCTGTATTAACAGCTTTGTCGATGGTGACTAAAGGCAGAAAAGTCCCGCCGTGGGTAGGCGGTAGAACGTAGCTGCTCTGAGCAACAACTCCGTGGTTGGATATGTCCACCATAAAATTGTCAACGATTATATTGTTCTTTGCCATAGCCTCCTTGACCATCTCGGAAGTGACTAACGCACTAAAACCAACACCACGCATCTCATTGCCTGCAACGTGGATCCCGAACACTGTGCGCCCGCCAAAAGAGCTGTTGTCAACCAAACTGGCTGGCGCACCACAATCTCCAAACGACGTCGTTGCTTTATACGTGGCGTATTCCTCAAGCGTGCGCTTACCATATTTCAAATTTTTCCCCATAGAAACTGAAGGAAAGACGTAAACACGCCTCGCAAAGTCTTCGCGCAACCTGACTCTGTCGTCGATCTCGCAAATGTCAAGCCGCGCTGCGGCACCCCCAAGATAGTCAAGCTCTTTTTGGTGAAGGAAGGCGTTGCTGATGTTGCGGTGGGCGCGAACACCATTAAAGACGACAAAGCTGACGTCTTTCTTCTCAGATCGATCCTGCTTAAAAGTCTTAAAAGTACCATATTTGATATCAAAGCTGTGTGCGTTCGTGACAGCGTTGCGAAAATGCAACACCGTATCATCGTCAATCGAACCCTCATCAAACTTGTCCTTGAGACCAACAGTGTTAAAGTGATCTGGCATTACAGCCAACCTGTCGCAAATGAAGATCACTTGCCCAAGTATAACTGGATTGCTCTCCTTGTCAGCGAACCACAGCTTATAACTATTTGCGTAAACATTATTAATTACGTTAACGTCACCCGCCTGTAGACGAATATCTGTGTTCTTAAGTTTTTTTGGGACGGTGATTGGCCTATTACTCTGGACCTTGGGCTGCTTGTTGCCACCCGTCACGATGCTCTTGACGCCACCGAACAGCGCGGCAACACCCGACAACAAGGCGTGTAACAAGCCCAAAGCGGTCTTAATCGCGAGCCTAACGCCTACGACCGTAAGAGCACAAGCAACTCCCACGGTAAGCGCTGCCGAAAAGCGTTGCGTAGAAGAAAATTTCTGTAACAAGTCAGACTTGTACACTTTGTACGCAGACATGACAACGCTTGAATAAGGCGTCCATAACTTGACGCCCACTCCACCAGATTGAGGCTTTATCTCACTGTCAACTTCTACAGTAGTGTCGTCTTGAATCACCTGATCACTCTCCTGGAGACTGTTAACGAAGCCTTTGAGGTAAGCCACTGTTGCACCGTGAGAATCCGTCTTCTTCTTCAGACTGTCAATGATCTCAACAACGACCTCTTTAAGCGGTCTAACAACGGTGTCCGTAATGCCCGAAAGGAAATCGTGCCGCCTAACCTCCCACATGTACCACGGAAAATGGTCCATGCCCTTGTTCTTGGCGCACTTGTGCAGCTCAGCTTCATACTTATGATGATCCAAGAAGCCATTCGACTTGTATTCGGGCTTGAGCACCAGGCGGTAAGGATGATTTATCCGCCTAACAACCGCTGCCGGCTCACTGATACATATTCCCGCCGAGCTGCGAATGCTGTCAACGTTTGTTGTACCAAAGATAAACTTAGATTGGAAGAAAATCTTCCCTTTCGAAGACAAGTCAGCAAAGTTGAGAGGATAAGACCACGAGCTGCACATGCGAATTAACGTCATGTACTCGTTCTCTTTGTCTGAGGCATCCGTACGTGCTTGAAAAGCGTCATCCATGACAACGCAAGCTTGGCCAGAATAACTATTCCAAAACTCACTCGTACCTTTCTGCCAGATCTCAGAGGCAACTTCAGAGAACGTCTTTGCTGCTGGAACCAAGCCCGCGCGCGTCAAAACCGTAGCGCACAGAGGAACAGCAAGCAAAGTCTTCCCAATACCAGGCTCTCCAAGGAAAAGACACGCGTCAGGTTCGAACCTAAAATTGTTACGTGCGTTGAGCGCACCCGTATGAGGCATCAAAAGGCTATTAACCTTAACAATAACCTCATCTATGCGCTTAGCTACCGGTGTATTGCGGTAAACGTTCTTGAAGGTGTCACCGTCCTTCATCAACTGAACGAGCTTGTTAAGCAACGCAGGAGAAGGATCTTCTTCGCAAATAGATATCGAAAGTGCCACATCGTCAACGCGCTTCATCCACTCGCGTAACGGCTTCTCTGAATCTTTGTACATTTGAATGGCCTCTTTGCCAAACAGCTGACGAATGCCGTTAACACAACACTCAACTGCCTGACCGACCCAGTCAAAAAATTCAGTGAGTCCGGACGACGCGCGCGTCATCAGCGAAAGCCTACGCATAAGGTCAGTGACCGTATTCGCGCAAACCTTGCCACGCAATGCTGTAAACGTCATGACAACTGCCACAAGCTTAGCAGACACGTCTCCAACGCCCGACTGTTCCAACACACCGTCTCTTGGAAAGAATTCGGCGATGTGTTTCCACAGTGCAGGACCTGCAGCCTTGCATAAACAGCCAACAATGGCTGCCATAGCAATCTTCGATGGAAACTCGCCTGAAGCGAGCATCCTGTGTGCCAATAATACAAGAGGCACAACCCACAAAACTTTGCCAACGTGCTCCTTGACAAGACGCGCGCCTTTCTTAAAAGCGCGCACCAAAGACTCGGCGCTCGTTAAAACGCGCTCAGTTTTCGTGAGCACGCTCCAAACTTTGTGTAAGAGCGTTGCGCCCACAGCACCCGCGAGCACTGGCAACACGCGACCACTCTCAGCCTCGATGACCCCTGAGCGCTTATCGCGCTGTGCCTTAATGTCCGCTTCGCGCTGGATCTTAGGCTGGGCCTTGTAAACAGCACGTTGCTTCGCACTGGCCGAAGCGCGCTGCTGGTCATCGCGGCGAGCGCGCGCCTCGCGTGCAGCCGACCCGCTCTGCGGCATCGTCTCGCGCAGCTGCGAGGTCGCGTGCATCATGCTGCGCGTGAAGCGACCTGCGTAATTCGCCAGCGTCCAAAAAGCACCCTTGGCGCTGGCCATGGCGCAACGCGCAGCATGCTCTGCTGCGATCGCTGCGGCCTGAGCTGCGCGGCGCACGTTGACACCCTCACGCACACGGTCCATGAGCTTGCGCTTGAGAACCGCTATGCGCGAAAGCGCTGAGCGTAGGCGTCCGCGCGTGCGGCTCGCACGCTTGAGCACAAGCGCTGCGCGGCGCTCCTTGTAGCTGGGCTTGGGAACATCATCCTCAAGGATGACCTTGATTCGCCGCCTCCGAATGCGCGGCACCATGGCCGGCAGCTCCCAGGCATCGTGCACGACTTGCGGCAGCGCACGCATTGAAGCGATAGACGCATCCATCGCCTTAATGGCGCGTTCGCGCTCGTCCTGCGCGTCGTCTGCTCGCTTCTTGGCATCCAGGATGAGGTTGAGGTGGCGCACCTGCAGGTCGTCCGCCTCATCGATCTTAATGCGCTCCATCATGGACATGATGAACGTGACCTTCGCCACGCGCATGCCCAGCGCGATGTTGACGTCGTCAAAGCTCCCCGAATCGATAGCCTGCATGACCGTCTGGGTGAACAAGCGCTGAAAGCACCTGCCCTCGTCCCTGCAAGCTCTAAGAACCTCAAGCTTGATGTGGTGCGCCCACGCGTCCCCGCGGCACTCCTGTAGCGTAAACCACAAGAGCAACTCGGAGTCCCAATGGCGCACGACAAGCGGGAGCCTGCGAGCATAGTCGCGATCCTCATCCTGTGGCAAGTAGCGGTAAAGCTGAGAATCACTGAGGTCTGAG